AGACAAATAGCACAGATTTGCTATCTGCTGAAATCCAACTACAAACAGCCTACACAGGCTAGGAAAGGCAACAATGGCAACAACTATTTTAAGTGGTCGTCAATTAACTCTAAGTGTTAACGGAAATAACTACTCAGAACAAATTACTTCTTCTGCTATTAACTTTGATACAGAAAGATTAACTTTTGACACCCTTGCAGGCAAAGCCTACAAATACATTGACTCAAACGTTACACTTGACATTGAGTTTTTGAACGACGCAGGCGCATCACCAAACAGCTTGTACAAAGTATTATGGGACGGCACAGAGTCAGCCCCAGATACTACAATTGCGTTTATTATGACATTAAGAACTGGTGTAACTTTAACTGGTTTAGTATTGCCACAATATCCAAGCGTTACAGGTTCAGGTGCAGACGTACAAACTTGTTCAGTATCATTACAAGTTGTAGGTATACCAACCGAAGACCTAACAGCATAACAACAACAAACAGAACAGGGGCACACAAATGCTTAAACTAAAATTATTATGGGAATTAGAAACAGGTGAGAAGTTTGAAGAATGGACAAGACCAATTGAACTATCACTTGCAGAAAAAGAACTATATTCAGGCAAGTCAATTGTTAAAATACTTATTGAAGAAAGCACACCAAGTAACACATTACTTTTATTCTTGGCTCACAAGATTCAACAACGTGTTACCAAAAAAGTCGAGAGCTTTGATTCTTGGAAAAGCAAAGTCACCGATATTACAGCTTCTGATTTTGAGACAGCAAATTTTACCAAGCCCGAAGCGTCGGGCGAGTAGCAGTAGAACTAGCAATAGCAACTGGGATAACACCGGACTATTGGCTCAATGCCGAACCCGAAATATGGGCAACGGCTATAGACATATTGAACGAGCAAGCTAATGGCTAAACAAATTCAATTAGTCAAAGTTGACAAAGATTACCGAGGTTTACTTCGCGCTTTTAGTAAAATGGATGATATTGCTAAGAATGATATGAAAAAGATTGCTAGCGCGTTGGCTGAAAGAGGTGCTAATTATGCTAAAGGTGCAGCTAGTAATGCGCCTTATAATGTTAAACAAGCACAAGCCGTTGCTGATTCGATTAAAATATCTAAGTCTGATAAAGCACCAAGTTTTAGTATTGGTGGTAATCGTAAAGTTGGCTCTAGTGCTTTTAGTGCTGGTTATGTGATAATGGGTAATGAATTCGGGTCAAAGCAATACAAACAGTTCCCTAGACGCTCTGGCAAGGGTGGTAAAGAGGGTTGGTGGTTGTATCGTGCTATGTCAAGATTTCAACCTACAATTGCTCAGGAATGGCTTAAAGGTTATGAAAAAATTAGAGACGCTTGGAAAGCAAGTTTATAATGGCTGACATTAGGACACTTAAACTAGCGTTACTTGCTGACACTAAACAATTCATAGACGGACTAGATAAAGCCGATAAAGAAACAAAAAGTTTTAGCAGTAAATTAGGTAGCGCACTTAAAACTGGTGCTTTGGCTTTTGCAGCTCTTGGTGCTGCTGCTGGTGCTGCTGCAATTAAAATTGGTGTAGATGCTGTTAAAGCAGCCATTGAAGATGAGAAAGCCCAAATATCTTTAGCACAAACACTTAAGAACGTAACTAAGGCTACAGACGCTCAAGTTAAAGCCACAGAAGATTATATTGACAAAACAGCACGCGCTACAGGTATAGCAGATGACCAATTACGCCCAAGCCTTGACAGACTTGTTAGGTCAACACAAGACGTTACTAAAGCACAAAAACTACAACAACTTGCATTAGATATTGCTGCAGGTACAGGTAAAGATTTAGCAACAGTTACCGAAGCCCTTGGTAAAGCCTATGACGGCAACCTGGGCGCATTAAAACGTATTGGCGTGCCTCTTGATGAAAACATTGTAAAGACTAAAGATTTTGATGCAGCCGTTATTGCTTTATCTGAAACTTTTGAGGGACAAGCTGATGCAGCAGCTAATACTTTTGCTGGTCGTCTTGCAAGGTTTAAGGTTGCAATAGATGAAGCCAAAGAAAGTTTAGGTCAAGCACTCTTACCTTTACTTGAACGTTTTGCAAAGTTTGCAACAGATACTCTTGCACCTGCTTTACAAGGAATTATTGACGGCTTAACAGGTAAAAAGAAATCTGTTGTTCCGTCTCTTGGTATGTTTGCAGAAGCAACTAACGAGGGTGAAGAAGCAGGTTATAACCTTGGTGTTGCTCTGCGTGAACTTGGTTCAGGACTTGGTTCATTAGCAGGAGCATTTGATAGTAATACTTCAAGTGATTCAGGCTTTGTAAGATTCATTAACTTACTTACACGTATGGTTGAGGGTTTAGATTCTTTGTTTGCCAAACTTGATGCAGCTGTACAAAGGTTTAGAGATTTCAAACAAGCATTTGATGATTCACTAATAGGACAATTTGCAAGTGCTACAGGACAATTTGCCCCAGATGCCCCACTATCAGGCAAAGTACAAGGCTTAGTAGGAATTAACACACAAAAGCCAACAATAATTGTTAACAACAACATTAAAACAGCTGTAGACCCACAAGCCACAGCTAGAGCAATAACTAAAGTTACAAACACAGCAACTAAAACAACAGGTATAAAACCTTTCAACTTCGGCTTTAGATAAACCTATGACAGTTTATACACCAACTTATCGGGTCACTATTGCAGGTGTTGTACAAACAGCCGACATACTTTCAGGTGGCACAATCACCTATGGTCGTAACGATTTCTTTGAAGCAACACAACCAAGCTATTGCAACATAGAACTATTAAATAAAGATGGTGCAAGCCCAGTAGTTGAACTATTAGACGTTGTAATTATTGAGGTTACAAATTCAGCAGGTTCTTTTGTTAAATTGTTTACAGGTGAAGTTTCAGGTGTTTACAACAGATTAGAAGCTGCTGGCGCAGGTGGTAAACCTAACACTTTACAAATACAAGCAATAGGCGCACTTGGTTTACTTGTTAAACGTACGGCTGGTGCTGTTAGTTATCCAGAGGAATTAGACGGCGCACGTATTCAACGTATCTTGCAAGAGACTTTGTTTATTGCTTGGGAAGATTTAAGTAACACACAAACTTGGGACGATTTTACTACCGAGACTTGGGATGGTTACGGCATACAAGGCATAGACACAATTGACCCAGGACGTTACGAAGTACTAGCTAGAACAGCTGAAATAGACCAAGCCTTTAACCTTACAGATGAAACCCAACAATCAGGCTTAGGGTACTTATATGACACTACAGATTTTGAAATAGGTTATGCAGATGCAGAAAGAAGAATAACTAACTATTCAGATAACCTAATTGAACTAGACGCTAACCTGGCTAACGCCGATATACAAACACGACTACAAACAGCCGACATTGTTAACAGCGTTGTCATTCAATACGACGACCCAGTACTTGAAGAAGCAGCCCAAAACGATACGTCAATAAATGACTATGGTTTGCTACAAGAAATTAGAAGAACAATACTAGCTCAACAATTAGATGCCCAAGAACAAGCTGTAAACTTTGTTAACTTTAGAGGAACACCTAGAACCTCACTAGAAGAAGTATCAGTAAACCTAGCCAATGATGCTATGACCAATACTGTCAGAGATGATTTACTAGCTGTATCTATGGACACTTTGCTTTATGTGGACAATATCCCAGTAGGGCTTATATCTTCAGGGTTCTTTGAGGGCTTTGTAGAGGGCTGGACTTGGTCACTTGGTAGACGAAACATAGAACTTACTATGTCTGTATCTAACTCCATCTATAGTACACTGGATATTCAGTGGGAAAATTATCCAAGTTTAACCCAGTGGCAAAATCTTGACAATACAACTCAATGGCTTGACGTTATTTAAGAAAAGGATAAACTAGAACAATGGCAACTACTACAACCAATTTTGGCTGGGATATTCCCCAAAGCACAGATTTAGTTAAAGACGGCGCTACAGCTATTGCAGCTTTAGGTCAAGACATAGATACAGCCTTTGTCGATTTCAAAGGTGGCACAACAGGTCAGGTATTAAAAAAGACTTCTGGTACTGATTTAGACGTTGAATGGGGTACAGCCTCATCCGGTCTAACCTTGATAAATACAACTAGTTTTAGTGGAGTAACCACTCAGTCTATAAATGATGTTTTTAGTGCGACTTATGATATTTATTATATTCTTGCAAATGTTAAAGGTGTTTCTGGTGGTAGTGGAACATTTAGGTTAAGGGCAAGTGGTTCTGATTTATCTTCAAGTGTTTACACAAATGCAAGTTTTAGTGTTTCAAACACAAGTATAAATGCCTCAAGAGCAACAGGAACTTCTGGTCAATTAGGAAGTTTAAGGTCAAAAGATTTACTAATTCAGTTAGTTATTGGTAATCCTTTTAGAGCCGAAGAAAAAAGTTGTTTTGTTCAACAAGCAGATTTTTCTGGTTCTGCTGCAACTGGTACTGAATATAATGATGCAAGAATTGGTATTGCAAGTGCTGTTAGTTATACAGGTTTTACTTTGATTTCAAGTGTTGCTAGTTCTCTAACTGGAAAGGTCAGCGTATATGGCTACAGCCTCTAAAATATTTATTGGAATAGATAACGATAAAATTGAATTAACAGGTGCAGATAAAGAAGCGTTTTTAATTCAATTTGAAGCCGACAAGGCTGAACGCGCACTACTCGAAGCCGAGTATAAAGCCAAGCAAGATGCACGCGATTCAGCAATTAAAAAACTTGGTGAAATAGCAGGACTAACAAAAGAAGAACTAGATGCAATCCTTTAACCACAAACAATTTTCTTTAGCTGCAATTGCTTTCTTAGCAGCTTGGCAAGCAACAGACTTTGCCCTTGATTACAGAGCTGTATTAGGTGCTGTCGTAGCTGCTTCAATGGGAGCTATGAACCCTAATGCCAAAACCAAGATTAAGTAAAGCAGCTG